CACACATCCATGTTCTGTTTGGGTAGAAGGTGATAATAGTGGTTATGCGTTTGACCTTTTCTTTAACTCCGATGATACGGCGGTTACATATACATTAGGTCAGCGTTTAAGACTACTGCAATTTAATCCTATCTACCCAACCAAAGCAGAAACATATTTGTATTCTAATGGTCAAATGACCAGGACTTACGGACAAACTGGGAAGAAGCGTGAAGCATGGTTTGACTACACGGATGAAAGCACGCATGATGTTATACGAGTGCAATTACTTTGTGACACATTAACTATTGATGGTGCGCAATTCTATTGTATAGCGGAAGACTACGAACCTGAATGGGCGCAAAATGGTAAGCAAGCTTTAGCACAAAGCAGAGTGGAGTTAATGGCAGTGAACGAACCAACACTATTTAATAAATCATGTTAATGGAAAAAGGAGTATTAATCCTATCACTTGGAAGCGACCTTTACGGAAGGTATGCGTTCAACTTGGCTTTATCAATTAAGCATACATCGCCCGATGTACATATAACAGTGGTCCATTCAAATAATCTTTTTAGGTTAAGTGAAAAGCAAATGTCGGTATTTGATAATCTTATCGAATGTCCAGGGGAGTATTATATGAGTGGCAATAAAATTTGTTATATCAATGCAAAGCTTTGGTTGGACAAATTAACACCATATAAGAAGACTTTATTTCTCGATGCTGATATGATAGTATCGCCGTACAAAAGTGTTGAGAGCATCTTTAAAAAGTGCGACAATAATCCTTTTGTTATGGTATGCAGAGGTGTAGATGTGAATGTATCGGAATGGATTAACGTGGAGGAAATGAAAGAAAAGTTCGACCTAAAAAAATGGTACGATTGCAGTTCTGAATTAATGTATTTTGAAGATACCAAAGTATTTGAGAAAGCACGCGACATCCACGAATTGTTTTTAAATGGAGAGTTTTACTTTAAGAACTTTGCTGGTGGTGTGCCTGATGAAGCTTGCATAGTTCCCGCGTTACTTATAAGTTACAAGAAACCGAAGTTCGTACCTTTTAAACCGAGTTATTGGGAAGGTATTGAGAATAAATTTATGAAGAGTGAGCAAATTTTTAATAACTTTGAGTTATTATCAATAGGAGGTAATTCGGCATCGAAACACGTCCAAAATATTTACAATTTAGTTATTAAGTGGTATGGTTCAAAGACTGGGTTAGCCACTTTTACGTATGAAAATAAAATGCGCATCCAAGAACGAAAATTAATTTAATGGAATTAACATTAAACCAGGTAGCACCATACCTTTCCAAATACCAACCTAAAAGACGTGAACACCACGAAGACTATTTAGAACAATATGAAGAGCATTCATGGCACTTCGAAGGCGAATATCCTAAAGAATTAATTGAGCGCCGTAGACCTGGTGAACACAAAGATATAAAACAATGGCGCGAGGCGGTATACCAACCGATGACTAAAGCACCATGCAGTAAGGTCATAACATCACTTCAGAAAATACAGAAGTCACCTGACTGGCACGTTACAAAAAGCACGGTTGACTTTCCATTAATTGCAGAAAATGAAGACTTGTACACGTATATGTACAAAAGATTTCCAACTTTTCAGACAGTGGAGAAATATGCAACAGATGTTTTCTTGCGTCAGTATCTAATCGATGCAGGTGCTATTGTAGTGGTTAAACCATTAAACTTAAATAAACTTGAGAATGAATATTTCAAACCAATGCCTGAAGTAATCAATTCGGAATATGTTTATGAGTTTATACCTAACCAATTATTTATTTGGAATGGTGACGAAGAATATTATTTCAAGAATGGTAAAGGTGAGATGAAAGGCGAGGTAGTTTATGCTTTAACAGATACACATATGTACCGCTATGAGCAAATAAGTGCGGATGGGAAGTATCGCGAGGCGTGGGCATATCAGCACAATTTGATGGAGTTACCAGCTTTTGAAATTGGTAGTGTGGTAATTGAGTTTACTAATCAGGAAAGGCACTATGAAACACGTGTTGCTGGGATGATACCAGCATTAAATGAGTGCGCTCGTGAATATTCAGATGCTCAAGCTGAAATGGTGCAACACATTTTTAGTACCATGTACACTTACGAAACTGCTGATTGCAACGTATGTAAAGGTAGTGGGATGATTAACTCAACAACAGGTGCAATTGGTTGTACGGAGTGCGATGGAAAAGGTAAATATCCATTTAATCCATTTGAGCATATTGTTATTTCAAATAGTGTACTTAAAGAAACACCGCCAAATCCTCCTGCAGCATACATACAAAAGCAAACGGAGATTATAAACATCATGGATAGTAGATTTAAGCAACGTATTTATGATGCATTAAGTTCTATTAATATGGAGTTTTTAGCGGAGAAACCGATTGCACAATCAGGTGTAGCAAAGCAATACGATGCTGAAGAATTAAACAACTTTGTTTATGCCGTGGCTGAAGATATGATTCATTTCATTAATATGACATCTTATTTAGCTGGTCTTTGGAGATATTCAACTATCTATTCTAAAGAAGATATAATTACAATGTTGCCACAAATTAACGTGCCTATCAAATACGAAATAGTAAGCGATAGTGTTATGTTAGATGATATCACACGAATGGTTAACGCAAAAGTGGATGCAACTTTAATTATTGCAGCAGAGATTGAATATGCGCGCAGAAAGTTTAGCACTAATCCAACCATTGCTGAACAAGTAACTTCGAGAATGGAACTTGATCCTTTAGCGGGACTTGGTGACGATAGTATTTTAACGGCAAACCAATTAGGTGTAATTAGTAAAACAGATATTACAATTCATTATAACATTAATAAATTCATAGCGCGAGCAATTGATGAAAATAGTAATTGGTATGACTTAACGAAGTCAGAAAAGTTTGCTATTTTAGTCGGCTACGCTGAAGAGCTAAATAATGCCATCCCAGGACCAACTAATCCAACAACTACTTAAGACTATTGACGATAGTGTTAATGCTTTCAACGAACAAATCCCAAGTGTTCAGAAAAAGGCATTTGCCAAAATCGTAAAGTTAATGGGAGACCTCGACAAGACCGGTGACACGGTTAAATTGTCGGTTAAGAATATTAAAATAATCGCTCAAATAAAAAAGGAGTTTGAAGGTGCTATTATCGATGGTAACTACAAAAAGAAAGTTGACGAATTTTTAAAATCGTTTGATGATGTAAGTGACATCAATAGTAAATACTTTACTGCGGTAACAGGTGATTTTAAACCATCAGATGTATTTGAGGCAATTAAGATAGCATCGGTCGATAGTGTTACTGAAAATTTATTAGGTAGTGGCATTCAATCCAATGTAGTAAATAAGCTTAATGACATCCTAATTCAGAACGTAACAGGTAGTGCATCTTATGAAGATATGATTGACCAGGTGCGTATATTCATGACCGATACTAAAGAAGGTGATGGGGCATTGGCAAAGTATGCAAAGACATATACTACAACTGCGTTAAATACTTATTCGCGTCAGTATAATGAAACGGCGGTGTCTGACCTTGGACTTGAATGGTATAAATATGTAGGTTCATTATTAACATCGTCACGACCTTTTTGCGTAGCTTTAATTGATGCTAAAAAAGAAGGTATGGAGTTCGTCCATAAATCGCAGTTTGATGATTTCTTACGCGGTGATATAAATGGCAAAAAAGTACCTATCAATAAAAAGACTGGATTGCCTGAAGGTTTGGAAGCTGGCACAAATGTTTCTAATTTAGCCGTCAAAGCTGGTGGTTGGAATTGTGGACATCAATTTATGCCAGTTAGTAGTAAGATAGTACCAAAAGAGTTACTTAATAAATATAGATAATGGATAAACAAATTGAAATTTGGATTGATGGTAAACTAAATACTATCATCCCGCAGTCCAATGAGGACAACATGAGAGAACATCTTATGGAAAAATTCCAAGGTAGATTTACAATTAAACCGCATTTACCTGAAGGTGAGATTGAAAAGAAAACCGACATGATTTTTCAAAAATTAGACATTAATGCCATCAAAGAAGAGGCAACTAAACAAGCAAAAAAATTAAAGAAAAATGAAACTATCT